GCGACCGTTTTCCATAAATCGCTGTTCTCGATGGTTCCGCGGCCCGCGCCCTTCGTTAGGGAAAACGAGATATCCGAAACTGCCGGGCTTGTTGGCAGCCCCGCCCTTCGCCTTGATAGTCAGTTCCAAGTTGCCCATCTCTTGCCGGGCCCACTTGCTGTTTTTGGCGTGAGGACCATTCTTCTTGGCACCCCGGCTCGGCGTGGATACGCGGATGAGATTGGTGATCTTCGGTTCCACCGTCCGCTTACCTTCCGTTTTCAGGACGGTATTCAGTTCCTTTTCAAGGTCACTGTCGACCTGTTCCAGCTTTAAGCGAAGCTCTTCGAAATCTTCAAAATCAAACTCGAACTTAACACTCAAGCTTAACCCTCCTAACGAAATCCACGCTGACGATGTCAACAAAGCGCTCGGACTTCGCATGACGTGCACGGAATCGATCAGAATTGACGAACTGGACAGTCCGGACGCTTGTTACCCGTTCGATGATGTCCAGCACATTCTCATCCACAGTTTCAGAATTCTCGATGTAGTAATCCAGTGAGAATTCCTGAGTGAGGAACCGTTCATTGGCTTGCTTCCTGAAAGCCCCCATCTTGAGAATGAACAGTAGGTAAGGAGCGCCTCCGTCGAATTTCGCTGTCTCATGCTCCGGCACTTCATCTTCATAAAAAGGGACACCAGGGAATGCCGCTTTGACAGCGTCGACAATCTCCTGTTTCGATTCCCGCATGATCCGCTTGGCTGCATCATTCACGCTCATCACCCACCTTTTGCAGGTACCAGAAGATTTCCGACTTGTTCCGATCTTTGTCGGCGCTCACGACTTCGTAGAGCGTATTCTTTACCTTGACCTTGAAAGAGGTAAGGCGGTCCCGCTGCAAGCTCTCAAAGTGTGGTGGATACATTGTCGTGATTTTCATGTCGAGGGTCCGGCCTAGCGTGTCGACCATCTGATAGTCCTGATCCCTGATGCTCATTTCCGTGTAGGCAAAACGACCGGAAGGCAAAAAAGAAGCCCCCAGGCGTTTACCTGTGGACGAGTAGATCGGCTGGTTTTCGCCATAAGACATAAACCCATCATTGTACGGATCCATCGAGTCTCGCCTGCCTCTCTTCCCGCGCAACCCTCAACTGCAAATTGATGATTTCATGGCGGAAATTCGGTTCAAAATCAGCAGTCGCCCGGTTGTAGACATACCGGCAGCGCTCTTTGAGCAATAGCCGAGCCTGGGCGTCTTTGGAGTAATCAAACTCCTTCCGGCCTGTCACCGAATACAAGTAGGCGCTTGACTCCTCTATCAGCCCTTCAATATGGGCGTCTTCGTCGTTCCATGTGATCCGGAGGTGATCTTTTACTTCTTGGAGCATCTCGCTCACTCCTTGCCTTCATCCACTTCTTTGAGGAATGGGCGGCCCTCGTTGTTGTCATCAGAGAGCAACTGCTCAACACGCTTCTTGGTCAGCTTCTTGCCTGGCGCTGGATAAGGATCCCCGGCTTTATAGATATGGCCACCGTGCTTTACTTCCCTGAATCGTTCAATCACTTCATATTTAGCCATCGTTCAACCATCCTTTCATAAGAATTTCGCCCCCTGCTCATAAGAGAGGGAGCGAATCATCAAGGTGTTGGAGTAACTTCTGGATCTGGTTTCACAAACTGCGTGTCGGTGATGTCGAATACTCGGAAAGCCTTGTTGTCAATCGGCTTACCGTTAGCGAGCTGCCGTACGAGATAGAGACGTTGATCCTCGATCATGCGGAGCACATCGGTGGATTCAATCTTCGCTTCCGTCGCATAGCCGAAGAAGTAGTCTTTCGGCACGCCGGTGATCATCCGGTTGAGCGGAACTGCTGGAGACTGGATGATGGTCAGGCCAGGAATGGCGAAGTTGTTGAATGTGTATGAACCGTCGTCTTTCTGTTTCACACCCGCAGCGAAGAACTTGGCCGCGTAGTCGAATGGGTTAACGATTAGAGTCACGCCTGTGAAGCGGCGACGTCCTGCAACACCATTTACTTCTGTGGTCGGCGCAAGGATCTCTGTTCCGATTGTCTGAGGATCAAACTTTTCGAGAACAATCGGCGTTTTCTCCGGGTAGACCCCGCCGGTCACTGCGCCCTCAAGGTCTCTGATCATGCCGATAGGCATCTTATTGCCATCACCGTTGACGATGGCATTTTCGAGTTCATCGGCAATGACTTCTGCGAGGAAAGTACGAACATATCGATCAAGCCATTCCGGGCCGATTTCAAACATCGCTTTGCATACGACGAGGAAGCCGGAAAGTTTCTGCATGCCCTGGTCGATTGTCGCGAATCCTTCATCAGCCATTTCCTTGATTGTGTCGCACACATCGCCCCAGAACGCAGTAGTCGTACCTGGGCGGCGGACAACCCATTTAGTCGTCGCTCCCGTGCGCTGTGCGTTAACAGCAGAGATGAGAGGGTGTTCGGTCGTCAGGTCTTCAAAGACGCGCTCATAGACCGTAGGAGGCATTAGTTGAGCTACACCATCGAATGACTCAACTTCGATAGCCGCGTTATAGAATTTCTTTTCTTCGGATGTGAGTACGCGGACTCCGCGAGCCTTCAGAACTTCGCTGTCCCACTTTTCATCGTGGGCGCGCTGTGCTTCGGCAATCGTTTCATTCATGATCTTTTCGAAGTGGCTTGCGTTATTTTCATAGTTGTCGAGAATCTTCTTCGCGACTTCTGCCGCATCAGCACCCTCGAATGCAGCCTTGAGAGATTCGATTTGTTCTTCCTTGTTTTCAATCTTGAATGTTCGGTCAAGGTTTTTTACCATGTTCAGTCTCCTTTTTTGGCCAAAATAAAAACGCCCATTATTGGCGTTTGAATTGGCTCATGATTGTATTTGGCTCATCCATGATTTTTGCTGCGACCGTCGGTTTTGATTTGGCGTACTTCTTGAGGAGGTTGTTTAGAACAGGCTCTTTCGCCTCTTCCTCAGACTCTTCCAATTCCTCATCAGCCAAGCCGAGGGAAACGGCTTCAGCAGCAGTCAGGAAGGTTTCGTCATCGAGAAGTTGCTTCAGCTCCTCTGTCGTTCCGACAAACCTTGGCTCGTATGCGGCAATCAGGGAACTGCCGATCTTGTCGAGATCCTCTGCCATCTTACGGAAGTCGTTCGCATTGCCGAGCGCGATCGTCCATGCCTGGTGAATCATCATCATCGCTGTTGGCGGCATCATGATCCTATCGCCGGCCATCGCGATTACCGATGCAGCACTCGCCGCGATCCCGTCAATGTGGATAGTGATTTCCGCGTCGTGATTCTTCAGGAGGTTATGGATCGCAATTCCGTCGAACACATCACCCCCGAGAGAGTTGATATGGACATGCAGCTTGCTGCCGTCAAAGTTGTCCAAGAAGTCTTTGACATCAGAGGCAGAAGTGGAATCGCCCCACCAGCTTTCTCCAATGTCTCCGTAAATGTATAGCCGCGCATCGTTCTCTTTGATCTCCGCCCGAAATTCATTCTCGATATTGCGGAAGGGAGCGAGCTTTTCGTTTTTGAAGAACGGCTTCTTCTTTGTCACTCATTCTCACCCCCTTTCGGTGCGTTGGCTTCCTCGCTCGTGCCGTAGTTCTTCGTGATGTAGTAGCGCTTAGACCATTCCTCATTGAGTGGCTCCAGCCCCAACATGTCCCGGTTCTCGTCCGGGCTATGAGTACCCGACATGAGCAGTTTGTCAGCCGCGTTCGCCATTTTCACCACGTCCACCGTTTTGATCATTCTTGTATCTACGACCATGCGAGTGCCCCCTAGGTATTCCTCTTTCGTGTACATCTTGGAGTTGATTTCATCCGCAATCATTTCTGCAAGGGGGTTGATGCAGAAAGTAAGGAAGTTGTCCGTCATGGCTTCAACGTCTGCCACATCGCCTTTTAGCAATCCTTTAGGAATGTGAAAGGCGGTGGCCGTGAAATCAAAGATATCGTCTATGACAGCACGAATCTCCCGGCTGCCGGTCTTGTCTTCCTTCTCGCTATCCGCCGGCGTGAGCTTTATCCCTTCCTCGATAGGCCAGACAGCATCCCCTTCACTTTCAGCAAACTCCTTGAACGTTTCGCTCAGCATCTTGGAGAGATCGTCCTGGTCCTCGCCCATCTGGGAAAATGCCGTGCTGATCTCTGCGAAGTATTTCCGGGCATTCCGCTTCTTGAAGTTGCTAATCGATGCTGTGATGAGCTTCCCATAGGAGGCATACATCGCATTGATGACGGCGACGATGTTCTCGTTATTCAGCGAGAAGGAAAGTACCTCGGATTCATTAAATGCCCGGTCAAATTTAAAATCTCCGACCGTTACATCATTGTAAATGCTGTCCTTCATTACAAACTCGTTCTTGTCCCAACTATCCGCAACGAACAGTTCGTCACCGACCATCACAATCAGCGCTTCGTTTTTGTAATGGAGGTTCGTGACAAATGTCCGAATAAACTCCGAGGCATTCTGATTCTTATTTGGTCGGACATTGAAGAGGTAATGCACGTTCCCCCTCTTGATTTTGCCATTCTCCAGTGTGCGGAACCGTGCTTTGGTCATGGCCTTGGCGATAAGGTTGATGCTGGTGTTAACAGCCAGCCGCCGGTACGCCGTTTCCACTGGGAGATCAAGCGAGCAGACTTTCAGCGGGATGGTCCCGTCCTCTTTCTGCACCCCTAAAATCCAATCGATAAGTTTCACATGTTCACCACCTTTTCATGGCCGCATGTCCGGGCGGCCGGCCGGAGATGCTGGATCACCGTCCCTTTCCCCGCGTATCGCGGCACGAATATAAACGCAAGATCAATCACCTCCTCTAAAGACTGATCGGCTTGAATGCCCGGATTTTACGTGGTTCCTTCAGTTCCTCGTGGAGATTCAGAGCATGAGTTAAAGCGAAGAAACCGTCCGTCTTCCGGGTTTCTTTCTCGATTTTCAAGTATTCCTTGTTCCCGTTCCCTTTTTCATCCACATAAACGTTCCCGACGTACCATCTCATCATCGGATCGTCGTGGAACACAATCAGACGATTGATGAAGAGGTGGTCGATAAGAGGGGCCAGCTTCGCATGTGTCGCCGGCCCTCGCCGGATGATTTCTATCTCGAAACCTGCAGCCTTGAGTGCAGGCCCGACGACCGAAGCGCGGTACAGGTCCATCGAAATCTTTTTGATGTAGAACTTCTTGGCCATCTCCACGAACCAGTTCACTACCCGCTCATGCCCGATGTCCGGCGTGTTTCGTACTATCGTACAAAGCCCCTTAGACTCCGACAGTTCAATGATCTCGCGCTTGATGTTTTGGGTCTTCAAAGCAATCTCATGAATAAAGGTGTGATGAATCCAATAGGTTTTTCCTTTGTCCTTAAACATCACACCCACTGCCGTAAAGTCCCGGGTATCCGAAAAGTCCAGCCCGCCGATCGCCTCTCTGCGAATGGAGAGATCGGGCAGCGGCTGGTCGGTGGCCAGACGGTCTTCATAAGAAGCCACCTCCCGGCGCATGTCGGTCATCGGCCGGTTCATCCGCTTGGTCATGAAGACCATCCGAAGATTCGCGTTCGTCTGCATCTGCTGGTACTCGGTTTGCATCTTCCGCTTGAGATGTGGGAAGTACGGGAGGGACGGGACTGCCTTCTCCCACATATTCGGATCGTCTACTTCGGAGTCATCATCCAACCGGCAGATAAACGGGAACAGTGTCGGGTTTTCAATCTCACCGTTCAGAATCATCATCGACTCTTCTTTCAGATCATCAAGGACGCCGCCCCGCACCTTGCCGTCTGTAGTCGTGAAGATGATTCGAGCATCCTTCACTTTACCTTGACCCGTCATATAGACGTTGATGTTGTCATAGTCCTCGTATTCGTGGACTTCATCGAAATAGACACAGCCCGAACGTTTACCATCCTTCGTTCGGGCATTTGAAGTATTATATTGGATCTTCGATTTCGTCCCCAGGTGCTGGATTGTCACCCGGTTGTAACGGAATACCTTTTTCAGCCTTTCGTTCTTCGGATCCTCCAGCACGTTGTACACATCTTCGAACGTGCGGAATGCCTGGTCTTCTGACGTTGCGACAATATCGATGTCGTAGTTCTTCACCCCATGATGTCCAGACGACATATAAAAAGAGTCGTACCCTGCAAACCCGGTCTTCCCAGCGCCTCGGCCGACGAGCATCAGAATGCGATCGAAGAACGGCCGGTCATCCTCTTTGTATCGAATGCCGAAAGTGACTGCATTCACGAATCGCTGCCACGGGAGCAGTTCGAAAGGAAAATAAGGGGCTGGCTTATTCACCGAGTCCTCTGCCTGCTTCTGATCAAAGTAGACATCATCTCGGGCTAGCACTTTTTTCACCAGAGCAATCAAAAGGAACTGCTCTTTGCACGCTTTTATCTTTCCGCCTTCGACAAGATCAAAGTATTCCTGAAAATAAGAATGGTACTGGACATCAGATGTCCGGGTGATTGTCTTCTTCATCCTCATCATTCTTTTCCAGTGAATTTGTTAGGTTGATCAGTTTGTCGTAAGCGGCGGTATAGCGATTGATCATGGTGTTGTATGATTTTTGTGCCGGGTTCTCGATGATCATTTCTTGAGCCCCGTTTTTGAATTTGTAGGTCGGCCCGAAATCCTCAATTGTCTTTTCGAGGCTTTTCAGCTGCACAGTCATAAACGCTACCCGTTCAATCAATTCTTTCGCGACTTCACGCTTATTATCAGGGAGATCCCAGAAGATAGCGTGAAGACGGTCCGATTCTTTGGCGACCAGTTCGGCCTCCTCTTCCCGGATTTTCTTTGTCCGTTTTCTCATGGTCATGCTGATACCCCCCTCCCTTACGCGCGATGCCGCAAAAATATATTCTCCGCTAGCCCCCTCCCGTTTCCGCGTCCCCCGAAAATTCGCATTTGGTTTTGACCGGGGGAGTTAAACGGGCTAGGATTTTTTTCTGAATAAAAAAAAGAACATCAAGCGCCACGATTACTTTCATGGAGCTTTCTTGTTCTTCTTTAGCAGCTTCCTGACATAGTTTCGATAGTTGTTATCTCTCACAAGATTATTCGGCTGAACATTCGCATTCAAAATCTGCTCATCGAGTCTCCTCTTCAGTCCTTCGACTGCCATGCGATTCAGCAGATCGATTGTTTCCCTATCCTTCATACTCTCTTCCATCATCTAACCATCACCATCTTTCCTCGTTGATAAACGGCTTCACTTTCGGCTGACTTCCAACTCGGTCATGAACTTCGTTGTGACAGACGTTGCACAGACTCGTCAGGTTATCCAGTGTCAAGGCAAGATGCGGAAAAGGTTTGACCTCTTTGATATGGTGGACACACTGGGCGGGGGCGTACTTCCCTCGGGCTCGGTGCCGGGTGCATTCCCATCGGTCACGGCGCAGGGCAACTTGCCGGCGGTCTTGCCACTCACGGGACTTATAGAACTTGATCAGCTGGCCGGATCGGATATAGGCCAGTAGGTGATCAGGGACCCTTTCGTCCATTCAATCAGCTCCTAAAATATTCACCCGCTTGCCGTGGGTGGGGGGTAAAAAAAACAACCCCATTATGGAGTTGTCGGTTTGGTTTCTGCTGATAAAACATAGGTCTTGTCGTTATCATAAAATGTATAGATCACATCGTTTACCGTGACTGATTCGTATGCATCTTTTGGGTCAACGTTTTCGCTTACCCCTAAGTCGCTCAGTACCTGATATCGGTCACCGTATCCCAATGTCTGATCAGCTGCGCCTACCAGCATCACGTATGCATTCATGGCGTCTTCCCGGTTCATATTGAACCATAGAGGTGTCACGCCGACTTTCGCTTCATCTTCGTTGATGATGGCTATTACGTCATCTGCAAGAAGAATTGAATACCCTTCTTCACGTTCTTCTGTATGCATGATTTCTAACTCTGTTTTATCCCCGAACTGTTTGATCGCTTTTGTCATTTCGCTTTCAAATTCGGCAGGATCAAAAGCTCGCTTTTCGGTTTCACTTCCACACGCTCCGAGTAACAAAACCACGGCAACTATCGCCAATATACGGTTCATCCTGTCATCCCTCCTCCTGTGCATCTTACCAAATATAACCGCCCGGCCGCTATATGCAGCCAGGCGATAAGATGGAGGAATGGCAAGACTGTTAAGGCGGACAGTTCTTGCACACTACCATCTTAAAACAGGAGATTCAATATGTCGGTGCCTTCAAAGTGCCTTCTTACTTTCGCAGATACTTTCTTGATCCAATCTACGGAGTATCCAAGTTCCTCGGCGATTTCCTCCAAAGTCATTTTCTCAACGATCCGGAGATAGGCGACTCTATGCTCAAGACCTTCAAAGCTGTTCAGCTTCTCGTCTATACTTCTTCGCAGTGCCTTCTTTTCGTCCAGGCGCTCACCCAGCCATTCGATGCGATCGGCCAGCTTATCCATCTTTTCGGCAGCCACATCAAGAGGAACTGTGCGCCCCAGACGCCCACCCCAGAAGTTCCAGTCCTCTCGTTCGGAGATGGCGCTTTTAAGTTGGAATTCCAGAATAGATATTTCCATCACGAGATCAGTGTAGTAGTGATACGAATCAAGCATCTATGCGCCCCCCCTTTAATCAAATATTCGGCTTCTCGGTATGGTTCATCATCTCATCGCATTTCCGCTGCAGTTCCTCATCGTCCATCTTATCGAAAGCCTGTCGGTTCCAGCCGGTCAACAACACAAGCGCCGTGATCACCTCTTCCCGGTAATCGTCATTCATCGGTGCCTGCATATTCTCATCCCCTTCCCGCAAAAACCTCTTCCAGCCAGTTGAACATCATAATCATCTGCATCATGACAAACTTGGTGTTTCCATGACGTTCGGACAGTTCGGCGGAAGATGAGACGACCCAGTCCCAGAATGCTTTACTGTCCATGCCGTGTTGACCGGCAACCTGATTCACCTTATGGATCCACTGGATGACATCAGCGAAGAATTTCTCGTAGTCCATCAGAGCGCCTCGATCTTGATATAGATGCCTGGGACGGCAGCCCAAAACTTCTCCGCAATCTCGGACGCAACCAGCGCGTCATCCGTCCAGAAGCCGAGATCCGACATGCAGTCTTTCAGGAGTTTCTGCAGATTGTCTGTATCAGGTCTGGTGTGCTTGTATTGGCCGTCTCGCCGTTCCCCAGTCACTGGGAAGCACCACTTCGTTGTCAGGCGCACTGGCCCTGTGTACTTCCTCTCAGGCACATGCTGCCCAAGGTGACCCGACAGCTTCGCCCGAGCCGCCTTCAGATCCTCCGGCTCGTAGAAGACCGGCTTGCCATTCCTGATGGTCACCTGCTTCTGCTGGTGGGTAGTCGTTGGTACCTTCTGCATCGGCATAAAGAATTCAGCCGTAACGCAGATCGGCCTCCTTCACGAATACACCGTTACCAATCCCCCCGGGGCGGCCTTTGATTTCGCTTTAGGCCAGTTCGGGGCAGCGCTCGATCTCCGTCCCTTTCGTC